TCAGCACAAAACTCATGAGCAGCTCTCCACTTTGCTTTATTAATTTCCCAAGTAGTGCATTCATAGATGTATGATTTGGTCACCCTCTTTCTTTTTGCTGGAGGTTTTGTTTGCTTCTTGGGTTTCACCTCAATCACATAAGTTTTAACTTCACCTGTGCTCTCTCTTACCTTTATAATAAAATCGGGAAAGTATTTGTGAACACGATTATCTTTTGGTGAAACATATGGGATATGAAATTCTTCACTTCCCCATTGGAGAATGCTCTCATTTAGATCACACCAACGACAAAACTTGCGTTCCCAACTACTTCGACATATAATATTTGTGTAGTCACCTTTATATTTGTTGGGATATGACGGTCTGTATTTACTCTTGATACTTTCTGCCATACATAATATATAAGGTAAAAACTATTTATAGATGGCACTCACCGATAGACTTGGTAAATCTAAAACAATTGCCGAGATTAAATCATCATTATTGCATCCTGCTTTAACATCACACTTTGATGTTGAAGTTCCTTTTCCCTCTGCATTGAGATCACTTCTTGGTGTTAATCAAAGGTCGTTTAATTTGTCATGTAGTGAAGCTAGTCTTCCTGGATCCCAACTAACAACTTTTGAGAATAATAATGATCGCACGGGTGTGACCGAGAAACATGCATATAGAAGGCAGTTTGATGATAGGATAGATCTTACGTTCTATGTTGATGCGGAGAAGTATACGTCAATTCGTTTCTTTGAGAGATGGATATCGTTCATTATGAATGAAGATGGAGGAGGTATCCAAGGAGGAAATGCATTAACTGAACAACAACCGAACATTGCATCAAGAGCATATCATTATAGAGCAAGATATCCAAATGAATATATTATGGATCAAGGATTGAAAGTCACAAAGTTTGAAAGAAACTATCAAAATTCTTTAACCTATAATTTTGTAAGAGCCTTCCCACTTTCTGTTAGTGCGATGCCACTTTCTTATGATGCTTCTTCATTATTAAAAATAACTGTGTCAATGAGTTATATTAGATACTATCTTGGTAGATCAATTACTCCTACAAGACCATCTAGACCACCAACACCTACTATTCCTGAACAAGCACAACAGAATAATAAATTTTTCTTTGATGCTAATCTTGATCTTGATTATGATAAGATTATACCACAAACTCCTAATGGGATTGACTTCAAGAATATTGGAGCAAGTGTTCCATCCGTCTCTCAAGCATTTGGAAATCTTTCATAATAACCCATCTAAATAAAATTACTGAAATTCTATAGGACATCATGCCTTTACCAAAGATTGCCACACCGGTATATGAACTTGAATTGCCATCTACAGGTGAGACAATTCAATACAGACCATTCCTTGTAAAAGAGGAGAAAGTTCTTGTGATTGCTTTAGAGAGTGAAGATACAAAGCAAATCACAAATGCTATCAAGAATGTAATTAAGAATTGCATTCAAACCAAAGGTATTAAAGTGGAGACTCTCCCAACCTTTGATATTGAATTCTTGTTCTTAAATATCAGAGGTAAGTCAGTCGGTGAAGAAATTGAAGTCACTGTGACTTGCGCTGATGATGAAGAAACTCAGGTACAACATAAAATTAATCTTGATGATATTCAAGTTCAAAGAAATGATGACCACAATAATAAAATTAAGTTAGATGATACTATCATGATGGAAATGAAATATCCATCTCTTGATCAATTTATCAAAAATAATTTTGATTTTACTGAACAGAATGCTATGGAGCAATCATTTGATTTGATTGCAAGTTGTATTGATAAAATTTATACTGAAGATGAAGTGTGGGCAACTGAAGATTGTACTAAGAAAGAGATTGTTGAGTTCTTAGAACAGATGAATTCTTCTCAGTTCAAAGAAATTGAGAAGTTCTTTGAGACAATGCCAAAACTTTCTCATACTGTTAAGGTTAAGAACCCAAATACTAAGAAGGAAAGTGAAGTGGTAATTGAGGGATTGGCGGGTTTTTTCGCGTAGCCATGATCCATATGGATCTGGAGAACTACTACAAACTTAACTTTGCCTTGATGCAGTACCATAAATATTCATTAACTGAGATTGAAAACTTGATGCCTTGGGAACGAGACATCTATGTTGCACTATTACAGCAGCATCTTGAGGAAGAAGAGTTAAAGCACAAACAAAGGAATGCCATCTAGTAAATTCGGTTCTAAGTTTTTCGGTGAAAGATACCAGCAGTATGTTGATGAACTTACTGCTGAGGGAACCATTGATGGTGAAAAATTATCTCCCACTGAAAGAAAAGAAGGGTTTAAGAAAAGAAAAGATAAAGTAGATTTTGAAAAATTTGTTGAGAAAGTTGTAAGTAAAAAGAAATCTGCCGCACCATCGATGTCCGGTCAAAGGACATCACTCGGTGGCGGTGGCGGTGGCGGTAGTGCTATTGTAAAAGCACAGAGAGTTAGTGCGGGAAAGATTGTTCCTCAACAAGCGGGTGAAGAGACTAAAGAAAATATGGATGAAATTCTGAAAGGAATTGATTCTATCCTTAATAGTTTAAGAGAGCAAGAAAATATAAAGAAAAAGCAACTCAAATTGCAACGTCGAACCACTGAAAAACGGAAGAGAAAAACATCTGAAGATAAGTTAGAAGGGGGAATATTTAAAGGACTAATAAAAGCAACAGATAAAGTTCTGGCACCAGTCAAAGGATTATTTGAGAGGGTATTTGATTTTATTAAAACTGTTATCCTTGGTCGGGTAATCTTTAAATTGCTTGAATGGATGGGAGATAAAGACAATAGGGATAAATTAACTGCTATTGGTAAGTTCTTAAGTAAGACCTGGCCTGCACTTCTCTTTGCTTACCTTGCATTTGGTAATGGTCTGGGTAGATTCATCACCAAGATGCTTTTGATGACTTTAAAGTTCATCCCTAAGATCGCGATGACTATTGCAAAACTTGCTGCTGCTCACCCATTGGCAGCTGCTGCAATCGCTGGTGCTGGATTATTTGTTGCAGGTGCAGTCATTCCCAAATTAATGCCTGGAACAGTTGATGAACAGGAGAGAAAAACTGCTGCTGAACCAGGAACTGCCGAAGAAAAAATTAAAAAACTTGAAGAGCAGAAATCAAAATTAAACTTCCTTGAGAGAATGCAGGGAGTTGGTGCAGAAATTGATGAACAAATAAAGTTCTTAGAGACTGGAAAGACTGCTGCATATTCTGGTGGTGGAATTGTTCGCGGATTTGCTGGTGGTGGTCATGCCATGGCACATGGAACAGACACTGTTCCTGCTATGCTAACTCCAGGTGAGTTTGTTATGAGTCGTGGTGCAGTTCAAAAATATGGATCGAATACACTTGCATCAATGAATGCTGCTGGTGGTGGAACCAACAGGCCCACAATGTTAGATGGAACTTTGTATGCAAAAACTGGTGGTCACGTTCATGCCGGTCCTGATACTGAACCAGCAGAGGAAAACAGACAGTCTGCTGAAAAACAACCTGAAGTTCCAGCAGGTGATTCATATAAACCTACTAGGGGTGGTCCCGATAGATCTGGAACAGCAACAGTAAAACCTACGGAACCTCTAATTCCAGGAACTGATAAAGATAAAAGTAAAGCACAGTTATCTGCCGAAAAAGCAAATGCAGAACTTCTAAGTTTTATTTCCAAAGGTGAAGGAGGATACAACTCAATGAACCAAGGAACTTCTGGTGGGGGAATAATTGGAAGCACTCATAATGCATCATCTATTCTTGGAAAGAATTTGCCAGACATGACTGTTAGTGAAGTTATGTCGCATCAAGCATCTGGTAAGTTATTTGCTGCTGGTCGTTATCAAATTATTCCATCTACGATGAAACTTGCGGTTGCCCGTGCTGGAGTTTCTCCTGATGATATGTTTGACCAAAAAACTCAAGATAAATTGGGGTTAGCATTAATTTATAATGGACAAAGACCTACACTTTCTGGTTATTTACAAGGAAAGAATGATAACCTTCACGGAGCAATGTTAGATTTGGCACTGGAATGGGCATCAGCACCTCATCCAGATACTGGAAGATCAGCATATCCTCCAGCAAATAAAAGTAGTCATACTGTTGGTGAAGTTGAAGCAGCACTTACAAAAGCAAAAGAAATGGGTGCTGGTAAGTTTATGAGTGCGTCACCATCATCTTCTATAGCAAAAAGTGGTAGTACTTCTAGTAGTATCTCTTCTACTAATGGAGGAGGGGCCACAGAAAAACCGAAGATGAGTGATGCAGATCAACTTGCGTTTGCTACAGGTAGGAAAGGAGCGTTTGATTATAATAAAATTAGAGAACAGATTGGAACAAAAACTTCCTCCGTTTCTAGATCATCAAGACCATCATCCACAGCAGCATATCAAGAACAACTACAATCACAACAGGGTCAACAGGGTCAACCAAGTTACTCAGATGAAAAAACTGGTAAGGATGTCCCACAAATTAATGCTGACGCAATGATTTCACAGCAAAAAATTCAAGTTCTTGGGATAGCGGTATAATCAATGGCAATCTCATCTCAAAAATTACTTCCTGGTTCATCTGTTGGTGGAGCAATTAAGCCAATAAAAACCAGTTCATTATCCAGAATCAGTCCAATTTCTGGTACTGAAACTGCTGGTGCAAAAACATCGGGTAAAAAGACAGTAGTAATAAAAACAAAAGTTATAGAGATTGATAAACTTTTAAAAGGATCTGTTGTAACTGAAAAGA